GGTTTCGGTCCATTCCCAGCATTCCGCCCCGTGTAGTGGGGAACATGATGATTGCATTAAAACTTAACAGAGATGTTCATTTCCCGAAACGCGACAATATGATCGACGTGGCGGGGTACGCGGAGAACGTGGAGCGATGACATGGCTGGAAGCGCGATTACCGTCGATTTCTTTGAATGTGACGATGAGGTCGATTTCGCTCGACGTTTACGTCTGGCGGTTTATGGGCCTTGGTCTGAGTGTGAGCCTTGCGGGGTGGAGCTTCAACCTTGGGAAGAAACGGCGCTGCTGCCCCGTTTACGACGTAAACTTGGGAATCGTCCACCTGTGGATAGGAGACGAGCGGCACCCACCATCGGCTTCATAACGTGAAGCGGAGGCTGCTTCACGGGAGGCAGTTTGGATGGGCGGATACCAAGAAAATAGTGAAAATTAGAACACCGCGCAGGGTTCCGCGCAGGGTTCCGCTGATGGTTGAATGAGGCAATTATGGACTTTTGGATGAGCAGCCGATCAAAGCGAAAACAACCGCGCCCACATGACAATAATCTGTATTCGTACGCTAACGCAGATGGTATAATGGAACCCAGAAAAAAACCTCGACTGTTTCGCTCCCCCCAAGCCGACGTAACTAGAGCCGTCCGCTTTGAGCAGTTGCTCGACGGTACGGATAAGTGGTCGGATGATCCACATATTGCTACTGCCGCAGAAACTATGGGCTGGGAAATTGTCTAACTACGACAAAGGTGTTACATGGCCCCAGATTTCCATTCTTCCCGCCCTCTACAATCGCCACCCTCGATACCTGTTTCTGTTAAGCCCCCGGCTGAACCGCGTTGCGAAGAGGAGGATTGCCCATGTTGTGGCGTTGGCAAACTTCCATTCGTTAACGGGTGTTCACTAGCGATATGTAGGAATTGTGGATACAAAGAACCGTGTAGTTAATGCCGAAGAAGAAATCGCGAAATGTCGCGAATCGTGTTCGTATTTTGTACAGCATTACGCATGGTACACCGAAACCCGTGGGACGAGTAAGGGTCTACAAAAGTTTATCCCGTGGGATTGGCAACTTGCCCTTGTCCATCACTGGCAACATGGCGTAGAAGATAAGAACAGACACGTTGTATTAAAAGCTCGCCAGCTAGGTGTATCTTGGTTGGTGAGCTTTTATGCGTTATGGTTGGCGCTCTTCCATCCCGGCTCGAATGTGCTGCTGCTCTCTTATAAAGAGATGGCCGCGAAGATGCTGATTCGCCGGATGAAGGATACGTTCAGTAAGATTCCGAAGGCGTTAATCCCCGGCATTGAACCTAATCGCAGTACGCAGGTATTGGAGTTCTTTCTCGACGGTGCGGATAATGCCTTTAGTCGTATTGAGTCGCTCGCTTCAACCGAAGACGCCGGACGTGGCGAAGCCACCTCGCTGGCGGTTCTGGACGAGTGGGCCATGCACCCGTATGATACCGAGAACTTTGCAGCCATCTCTGACTCACTGGGTATTGAGGGGCAGATTATCGGGTTGAGTACCGCGAAGGGTGCTGCCGGGACGTTCTACAATGTCTTCCGATCTGCCCACGGGAAACAGAATGACTTTGTACCGTGGTTTATCCCGTGGTCGAGCCACCCTGATCGTACAGAAGATCCTCATTGGTATGTCAATATGTTGAGGAACAAGACCGCAGCCAATGGTCCTGAACTCGGGAAACGAGATATGATGCAGGAATTCCCGCGCACGTGGGAAGAAGCCTTTGTTGCGTCAGGATCGCAGGTCTTTGATGCCTCGATTATCATGGCGATGATGAAGGAAGCAGCTAGGCATAAGCCGCTGGTGATGACACAGGAACTTCGTGAGTGGCAGGAGCCAATCATGGGCCGGGAGTATGTCATTGGTGTAGACTGTTCGGAGGGGTTGTCTGATGGAGACTACGGAGCGGCGATTGTTAGGGATTGGCGGACGGGGTTGCATGTGGCAACACTCCGGGGTCGATGGGAGCCACGTGTTTTCGCTGCCAAAATCGCGGACCTCGCGTGGCGATGGAATTCCTCTTTTGTTGGTGTGGAGCGAAACGGGCCGGGACTCGCTGTGCTTGAAGCTCTTGCGGACGTGGGCTATCCTAATATTTACTATGAATTGCGCGTTTCGGGTGTTTCGGGGGAAAACGTCAATATCAAAGAAGGGTGGGTCACAAATAAAGCTACCAAACCTGTGATGGTTGCTGCGATGCAGGAAGCACTGGCTACAGGCGCGATGATTTCGTATGATGAATTGTTACTGGGTGAATACCTCACGTACGTGCGCGAGGAGATTAGGGACCAAGATGTGAAAGTCTCAAATAAAACCGGACGTACTGGAGCGCGTCGGGGTGCCTTTGATGACTGCTTGATCGCTGATTTGATCTGCTGGCAAATGCGTGATTACTTCGAGCATAAGAATCAGAATATCGCTGATCCGTATTATGCCGACGCGATCCCGATGGCTGATCTTGAGTATCTGGATTCGGTACGCTCCGGGAGTCGAAGAATGCGATTAATCGAAAAGTATGGCAAACAACTGCCTGATCGAGCAAGAGTATGATAGAATATGGGGGATTACTATGCGACGACAAGAAGTTTTAGATGTAATGGAGGGCAATGGAGCCACTGAATTGCACCCGGTGTTTGGTCCAGATGGCTCGTTTCGCGTTGTAGATAAAGAAGGAAACCCGTTTCAGATCCCGCATGAGCGTCCGCTCACCGGCGGGGTTTTACTGTGGTTTCCGGTCGATGAGGATGAAATTTCAATGGAGTTAACCCCAGAGCAGGTTGAACTAGTTGGCTGAACTTGAAGGTGGAGGCCGAGACGAGGAACAAATTGTTTCCCTCGTTAATGCGGCTGTAGACCATTACAAGCCCCGCAATGACATGATGTTGCGGATGCTCGACATGTATGAGGTGGCCGAGCGTCCGGCGCAACCCGGCGGTGTCGCAGTGCGCGATAATATGCCGCACACGGCGGTAGGGCTTGCAGCGGCTATTATTACCCGTCAGGAGCCGCAAACGACCATCACGCCACGAGAGGATACCCCGGAGGAACAAGAACGGTCCTCACGTATTGAACAGGTCTTTGCTGGCATTCGCTCTGATATGGAGATGCGTGCATTTCGACGTGGTGATATGTCGCCCGATTACGAGAATGCCTTTAACCAGTTAAATTATGGGTGGGTCGCTTCACGACAGTATGTGGCTCCACGGGAAGAAGGTAAGAGTCCGTTTCGATTTACGCGCCATTATAATCCGATGAATGTGTATCCGGGTCCACAGACAGATGATGGCTACCTGTGGGTCTTCTCACAGCTTCCGATTGCGGGTGGACGTATTCTGGCAGATAAGCGATATTCGAAGGTTCATGATGATATTGACCCCGATGACCCGTACAAGACGCATGAGCTTGTAGAATTCTACGACGATACGGATGTTGTCACGGTTATCGATAATACGGAAGTCTGGCGTGATCAACACAAGCAGGGTGAAGTCCCGTGGCTGGTAGGTCCGGTGAACGGGCACAATTTCCGTGGTCTGGTCAATGATGACCGGGATTTTGTCGAGCACATGGGCATGGCCCTGAACCACGCGAATCGTGATTTACATAACTATTACAATGAACTCCTCGAAACGATGGGCTTGATTGTCAAGAAGTATGCCAAGCCAACGGTAGTCATTAAGACCCGTGACGGCACAGTTCGTAGACTTGAACTGGGTAGCGGGGCGGTTAATACGCTGCTGGCAACTGACATCGTACAGATTCTCGATGTACCGGGCGCCCCACCCGAGATGGTGCCCCTGCTTCAGTCTGTGCTGCAAGCGATGTATCGAGCGACATTTCAGGAGACGGTGTACGGCGGTGGTGGCGAGACCGGGATGTCAGCACTGGCAATTACCCTTACCGGGCATCACGCTGGCTTGCGATTAGAACCGTATCTTAAGCGGATGCAGATGTTTGATCAGGAGTCTGCGCGGCGCATCCTTAAAGGGATTGAACGCGAGCAGCTTGTCATGGATTATTCCGGGGTTGACGGGATGGGAAATCCATTCCGACTTCCTGATTTCTCATATTTAGAAATTGATGGTGATTATGGTGTATACTGTACACGTAAGCTGTCGTTACCTGAAGATGATTTGATGCGAGCGCAGGTTGCTGCAAATTTGACACAAGGGTCTAGCCCGGTTGTCTCGATGCAGTATGCGCGTGAGAAGATTCTTCTTGTCCAAGATCCGATGAAAGAGCGAAACCGAGTGATTGCAGAACTTCCACTTAGAATGCCTGAAGTCGTGATGGCAATGGCGTATCAAGAACTTATCAATAACAACGAAGTCATGGCCGCTACAGCGCTTGGACAGGCGATGGGTATTGGACAGGCTCCACCGGGAGGACCGGGAGGGGGCGGGGCTGGTGGAGGCGCTCCCTCGCCTATGGGCGGACCTCCGGGAGCACCTCCGGGAGCACCTCCGGGCATCGGGATGATGGGAAGTCCGGGTATGCAAGCTCCGGGGCAGAACTTGGCGAATTTTGATACCAGTCAGTTTGGTGGTGTGTAATGCCGTGGGGCTTAGAGTTAGATACTGAAGATCCTGTATACGCTCCCGCAGGTGTTCGGAGTGGAAGCGGGGAGGCAGCTATGTCTACATACATACCTCCTCGATCAACATGGAGTCCAGAGTTTTTGCCGGGTTACCCTGAAGGCGAGTTCTGGATTACACCTATTCGTTGGCCGGATGGATCAATGACATGGGACAAAACTCCGCTAGATATAGCGGTGGATGATCCAGCACTGGGTCACACGGTAAGGGCATGGGGCGCAGCAAATGCCCCGTCGCCAGACTCACCGCACTCGGGATCTCTTACAGGGTCGGGTGGCGTGGAAGCGCCTCCTGCTGCTATAATACCAACAGAAATGCTTCCGCCAGTACCTGCACGGCTAGAGGGTCAAGGTCCGGGGGATGTCGGACTTGTCCCCCCTAGCCACTCCTTCTATGACAAGGCAGTAGAGCTTGCGAAGGCTCAAATTGAAGAGAATTCGAAGGCGGTCGGATCACCATGGTCGACCGAACCCGCGACCGGCGCAGGAACCAAGGGTGCCCCACCCACGACCGCAGCCGCACCCACGACCGCACCCACGACCGCAGCCGCACCCACGACCGCACCCACG